ATTGGGGCTCTGCTTAGGTCTAATTAACCTAGCGCTCTTTACGGTAAATGGGTCATACCCATTCCATTAGTGATCTATATAATGAGTTTAATCTCATATAATAGGTTATTGATGCACATAATTTCATGTGCAACTCGGGACGCCGGTATAAATTCCGGAGATCATCGAGGATTGAGTGCAAAAAGGCGGGGGCATGCTTTGCAACATGCCCCTTTCTTTCAATTTAGCTGGATGCGTTGAAATCTGCATCGACTTTAGAGTCAACAGCGTGGCCACTTAAGGCCAGGGGTAGGTACCACTTGAAATAGTGGCGAACACCTTAGGCTCGTACTTGTACATAGCCTTCCACCCTTAACTATCAAGAGCAGAAAACCATGAGAACACTTACTAAGCACCACTATACATATATCCCAACCGGGTATTCGCAAAGCTCCCAAAGCTATAGCCCCTCTTTTAACGAGAGGGAATATGAGTCTAAGAGCTTTTTGCATACTGGTCCAGGAGTTAGTGTATTGGGTGATCCTGTAGGTAATTATCAAACTGCTGCAGAAGGCACTGAGTTGAAAGGTCTAGGTTTTGGATCTTTCTCTCTAACTCAGGACAATAGCATATACGAAGGCGGATATTCTCGCCAGCAAATTATGCCTGTCGTTAATCAAGCACTTATAGACAGTAATGACGTCGATAGGTTCAAGATTTATGCCATGTCTCAACTCTATCAAGAAATGACAGGACCGCAAGGTCTTGTTATACTTGGTGAGTTTGATGAAGCAATGCATCTTCTCCGAAATCCTTTAGAAGGAGTTTTACGCCTTCACAAGGAACTAAGAGAAATCCCTAAGAGATATAAGGGGAGCGAGAAACAAATCGCCCAAGCATTGGCAAATCTTCATCTGCAATGGAACTTTGGTGTAAAGCCTATGCTAGCTGATATTAAAGCTGGAATTAAGGCTTATAACAAGGTAATATCAAGGAGACGTTACTCTTTGGTAAAGCGTTCTCAAAGTATGGAAGTATCTAACTCTACGACTCACGTCACCAACACGTATACTACGGCTGGTGGCTTCTTGAGCTGGAAAGTGAAAACAACCACAACCCAGAGACAAACTTTATCATCTGAGTTTTCTGCCCTTTATCGAATGAAAAGGTTAGGTAGTAAAATACCTGATCCTAGTAGCTTCGGTTTCGGAGTAGAGTCGTTAGTTGCAAGCACGTGGGAATTAATCCCGTGGTCGTTTGTGGCTGATTACTTTATAAACATAGGTCAAACTATCGAGGCTCACTCTGTTGTTCGGAGTGAAGTCATGTACGGCACATTCTCGTTTAAGAGCGAGGCTGATGTTGTACAGATATATGACTTAGTTGATAGTAGTGGCGAGATAGTTACTACGCCCGCCATGTCGACCTCCGCGCGTTTCGAGAGGATTCCATTGGATATGGATGATTTACCCATTGTTCCAACTTTTACTCGGGTTATCAGAAATAACCAGTTGAGGAATCTCGCTGCGTTGCTTACAGTCAAACTTTAACCTATCTTCTCCATAGAGGTATTCATATGGATTTAACAGGCGTTATTACTGGGTCTACAATGACCGAGTTAACAAGCCCTACATACACCCTAGCTGCAGATGCTGCCTTAGAAACTAATCAAAAGGCATACACAGTCAGCACATTGGGTGGAACGCAGACCGGAGTTGAGGTACATAATGTTGTTGTACCCTTTCAGGCTATCTTAGCCCGTCCTAAGTCTGTTAAGGCCCCAGCGAATTTATCCGCTACGGCCGTAGGCCTCCAGAACGTGCCAGTAAACGAGCATAAGATCATGACTCGTAAAGGTGTGAAAGTAAACACCACTGGTGCATATGGACGTAGTTTGTTTGAAACGCGGCTAGTTGTACCAGCCGGATCGCCCTACTTTGATCAAGTAGAATTGGCTGCACATCTGTCCCTACATATTGGGATCCTTGTACAGTACCGCCAGAGTATTTTGTCTGGCATGATAACTACTGGTTCATTCTAGTAGTTCCAAGCGATAATAAACAAACTAGGAGGTTAGCATGTTGCATATCCAACTTATTGAGGCAGTTCGTAATGATATCCAGGAGTTCCTGTCTAAAAGTACGTATAACGATTCTCAGGTTTTCTCTTGTCTTAAACTTGAACAAGAGCTCTTCAAAAAGCTCTCTACGAGTAGAGATGAAGGAACTAAGAATCGCGCCATTGAAAAATGGCACGTGGCTAATAATCTATGTGCGGCTGAATTCAGCCCACCTCTAGAAGACACTCCTGTGGCTCTTGCTTACGGCTACGCTAGAGATTTTTTTCATTCTTTAGTTATAAACCGGACAGCAGGTAGTTCGCAGGATCTTATCACCTCCATTAAACCGGAGGATGGCCTTTTCGGGCCTGGTAAGTCCCTGGGCTGTGAGGATGAGCTCTTCGTCACGAAGTTACGTGAATCGGAGCACACCTTTACCAGTTTGGCTTTAAAAGCCTTTTATCGAAAATCCCTACTAGAAAACCCACGTTTGTTCGACTTAGAAGTACATCGAGCAAGAACCTATGGGCAGACTATAGTAGACGCCTCAAAATTAACTACAGTACCAAAAAACGATACAATAGATCGTGTCATTTGTATAGAGCCCCTGCTGAATATGTTTTATCAGCAGGCCGTTAGAGCCTTTTTAGAAAGAAGGCTTAAAACGGTTGGGATTAACTTTAGTAATCAGCAAGATATTCAACGCTTGTTGGCGAAAAAGGGATCTATAGATGGATCGCTGGTCACAATTGACTTGTCATCCGCTAGTGACACTATATCGCTAAACTTTTGTAGAAAGTTCCTACCAGAGGCGCTCCTAAGCGAACTCTTATTATGTAGGACTCAGTATACAATGATTGGTGATGAAAAGGTAGAGCTAAATATGATCAGTTCGATGGGGAATGCAACAACTTTCCCCCTGCAAACGATGGTCTTTTTATCGCTTGTAGTTGGCTGTTTTAAGGCCATGGATGAGAAACCTATCTTCCGGGGCACCCATAGAAATTTGGGTGTTTTTGGAGATGATATTATCATACCGAACAATCTAGCTCTGCTGTTATGTGAACTTTTGACCTTGTGCGGCTTTAAGGTAAATACCGCCAAGAGTTTCATAACAGGTCTATTTAGAGAGTCCTGCGGGGGTGATTACCTCGCAGGCGAGAATGTTACTCCTATCAGAATTAAAAATCTTGAAAAGGTAACAGACTTGTTCTCTAGCTACAATCGCTTACTCCTATGGAGTGCTGAGCAGGGGATTCCTTTGCTCGGTACACTTAGGCTAATTAGGAAGTCAATTCGAAAACCTAATTATGTTCCAATAGGCGACAACGTAGATTCCGGCCTTTGGGTTGAAATGAAACCTGACTCCTGGTATTATAGGAGACTACCTGTATCCGCAAGGAAAAAGGTAGTAGGGTGCATTTCGACTTTTTTGCACGGATGTATCACACAACGAGATGACCTAGAGTGTTTTGCTGAACTTCGGCATAGCACTCGCACACGTCTTGTTAGGACATGGTTTCCTGGTCAGGTTTTTAGATCAGGATCCAGTACTGGTCGCCCAATTAAATTTTATTGGGTCGATTCGTTCTTGGATCAACTTCAGATCCGCCCCGTCTGTTCTACAGATGGAATGCCTGAGCGAAGGATAAAATCACTCCTTCAATCTTTACAGGCATAGAAAAACAGCTCTTATAGGTGCTATCACAGCTGAAAATATGCTGGAAATAGCTTGGAAATACTTTGCCCGCTTGCCCTTACCTGGGTGAGCAAACGGAGTATCCCGACGCCTAGC